CTGCCTGCTGCCCGAACTGCTTTACCAGCTGTTGGATCTGAATAACCTTCGTTGTTCTTATAGCTCATTTCACACCTTCTTTCTTCTAAATATGGCACAAGAATAAATGTACTTGCCATTATTACAGCTGCAATGTTTCCTCTGAATGAAAAATATCCCATGCAGCAATATAAAACGATTATTTGTATAAGTCTTATTTTCCACATTTTATCTTCTCCGATTAAATTGTCTTAACATAGCTTCTCTCCAATCCTCGCGGTGTTTCTCACAGGAATCTTCATCTTCTACAAGAATCCCCCTGCGGTCACAGAGGCCATCATCATTGTTGATACAGGTTTTACATGTCTTTTCCATTATCTTCCTCCCGGCTTAACTTTTGACATTTTCATTCCACTCCTTTTTTAATGCACATAACGTACAACACGCTCCATCAAGTTTACTGTGATAGATCGCGCTGGTGTCCTCTGGTCTTTTCCAACAAAATTCTCCGCATACGGGACAATGCACCTTTTCCCATCCTTCTTTGCCTTCCGGCACGTTCTTGACTAGGGGCATGCACAACCAACCGCCTCTATCTGTTATTTTTCTTGGTTTCATTCTTAACACCATGATTTATTTTCTCCTTTATGAGGTTGTAAATGCTCTGTTTATTCTTCTCCGGCCGGTTGGCCTTGCCTTGAAGATACCTTTCTTCTTGCATTCCAGAGGGCTGCATCCCCTCCGATGACCTGTGATCAGCAGATATTCACAGTGTCTGGATCCGGCTGTGGTTGTACTTCCGTCTCTGGAAAAATATAGGCATTTCTCACAAGTGTTTCTTTTGTTTCTGTTAATCTCGGCTTCTGTCAATTCTGACCAACTTTTTTTCATAACGTCTCCTTCTGTTCATAGGATGTGCATGCAAAGCACCGTTTACATTTTTCGCTTTCGAACCCCAGGCACATTCCATTGCTATCTATTCCTGCGCTTCCGATCTTGCGCTGTATGCTGCATATCTCGATTCTTTTCTTGATCCTGCATTCTCTGCAAATAACCTTTTTTCCAACTGTGCAGCCTTTCTCTCTCGCAAATACTGCTGCCCAAGTTCTGCTGACTCCTGTGTCATTAGATTTCCAACTTGCAATCCATTCTCCACAGATATCACAGTATACGTCTGTTTCTACAGTTCTTTTGATTGCCATTTTTATTCCATCTCCTTCTCATGACCTGATTGAAATTCTCTACGTTTCTGGTGTTTATTAGATATTTCGCTCTGTCTGGAATTTTCTCTGTGCAAATGCGTTTGTATGTTACTACTCCGATACCGGTGTAATATTGGAATACCCACGTCTGGAAGTTGCGTGGGAGCTTTACGAGCCGGTATCCACATTTTCTGTTGAACAGTTTCTTTTTCTGCCTTTTGTTCACTTCATCCTCCCTGCTGCCTTCAGCATCCACTTCCGATACCTGTCCCATTCTGCCAGGAGTTCAACATCTAATGCTTTACTCAGCTTGATGTCTTCCGGGATAATTCGATACTTCTTATTCACAAGAGCGAAATTGGCTGCTGCCTGGGCTACATTATTCTTTGTACATCCGGTTTTCTCTGTGACCTGTCTGGCTATCAACAAGTCGTCAAATACTTGCTTCCCGTTCTGGTCTACTACCTTATACAGGTTCATTCTCATTCTCATTGTTTTCCCCTATCTCTACCGGATCCAGATAGTTCCGGCCGAATATCTCCATGAATTCTT